CTTCAGGAGGAACAACACCTGTAATTTCTACATCTATGTCTACTAATAAACTTATTGGTAGAAGTACAGCAGGTACAGGAGTGATGGAAGAGATAACTATAGGGACAGGATTAAGTTTATCAGGAGGAACATTAACAAACACAGCTACATATACATCTCCTCTTACAACTAAAGGAGATATATTTGTTAGAAATGCTACTGTAGACACAAGACTTCCTATAGGACTTGATACACAAGTTCTTTTAGCAGATAGCTCTACAAGCACAGGATTAAAATGGGGAACAAATACTGCTGCAACACCTACAGGTTATTATGGAGCATTCTCTGATGTAACAGATCAGTTTGCTGCTGTAATTAATACAGGTTACCCAATGTTATTAGGTGTAACTGATTTATCTAATGGAGTTACAGTAGTTAGTGGTTCAAGAGTTACAATAGCAAATACAGGAATATATAATATTCAATGGTCTGCACAGTTTACTAATCCAACATCATCAGAGCAAGATGTAACAATATGGCTTAGAAAGAATGGTGTAGATGTACCTGGATCTGCAGGTGTTGTATCAGTTCCTAAAAAACATGGATCTGCTGATGGACACACCCTTCCTTCTTGGAATTTTTTACTTGATCCTATTGCAGGAGATTATTATGAATTTGTATGGAGTACAAAAGATACATCTGTATATATAAATTTTGAACCTGCAGGTAGTCCTCCTCCATCTACTGCTTCTGTGGTGCTAACAGTAACACAGCAGAGTGGTATAATGGCAGGAACAGGAATGACCTCTTTAACCACTACAGGTTTTAGTGGTCCTGCTACTTATAACTCAGGTACAGGAGCATTAAATATACCTCAGTATATGAGTGCTTCTACAAGAAGAAACGCAAACAACTCTACAAACAACAATATTAATTATTGTGGTGTAGCTTTAGGAACTGGAGTGAGTGAAAGCTCAGCAGTATGGACAATAACAAGATTAACAATATCATATAGTGGAGCAATAACCATTGCAACTGCTACAAACGTAGCTTGGACAAATAGAGAATCAGCAATTTATATATAAGATTATGCCAATTACAAGTACAAATCCAATAGAAGTAGATGGGAATGTTTACCCATATTTTATGGTAAATTTAGCCATATCACCATTAGTTAAACCAACTGATATAGGTGGTAGTGTAGCTATGAGGTTAACACCTTATAGAGTGCTTCCTGATGGTAGTAGTGAAAGCCTTCCTGATAATTCTATTCCTATAACTTACATGGATGTTTTTGAAAGTGGGGATGCAGATGCTATAAACGCAGCAGTTACAATTATGGGAGCATTGCAGACATTCATTAATGATAAAAGTCTATAATAGATGGCAACAAGATTTGCAGTAGCAACAGGGAATTTTAGTAGTGGAGCAACTTGGGACAATGGTGCTGTTCCAACAAGTGCTGATGATCTATATGCAAATGGGCGTACTGTTACTATTGATGGAACATATACAGTTCAAACAATAAGGAATACACTTCCTCCTATTATAGTACCCAATATTGCAACACCTATAATGACATCAAATACCACTCCAAGTGGCGTGGCTTTTGCAAGTTCTACAAATGGAGCTAATCTCCCTTGGATTGCTTTTAATCAAGATGGTCCTTCAGCTACATATTGGCAAAGTGGAACTAATAACACTGGAATATTAGGTTATCAATTTACAAGTGGTAAAATTATAAAGAGATATTCTATTAGAATGAACACGTTAGGTGTTCAAACATATCCAACAACTTGGACATTTCAAGGTTCAAATGATGGGACTACTTATACAACATTAGAAACAGTTACAGGAAACGTAATATCTATAGGAAGTAGTTACATAAGTGGTATTTTAGCAAATACAACATCTTATACATATTATAGGATAAATATAACAGCTGTGAACACAGCAGGACAGCTCCCAACTATTTCAGAATTTGAAATGACAGAATCTACAGGAACTGTATTAGGGGGTACTGCAGGTGGACAATTCATATATGCAAATGGTGGTAATCTAACTTGTACTTCTTCTCCTGCTATTGTTGTAGGAGCAGCATCAACACCTGTTTTAGAAATGACTTTAGCAAGTCCAAATACAGGTACTTTTAGTGGTTCTGTTTTAACAATGACTTCAACTGTAAGTTATATAGCTATTAGACATTCAAGTACAGGCACTCTAAATTTGAATGGAAATTATAGTATAGATGGTACAGGAGCTAGGACTATAATATCAGTAATATCAACAGGTACTCTTAATATTGTTGGAGATATTTCATCTACATATAATGGAGGTTTAAATAATCTCAATACTGTATCTATGGCTACTGCAGGGACTATAAATATAACTGGTAATGTTACAGTGGGAACAAGTACTGCTTTAACATCATCACCTATAGCTGTAAGTTCAGGAACTTTAAATATTACAGGAAATACTACTGCTAATACAACATCAGCTATTTATTTGCCAGGAGCAGTTACTTATACTCAAATAGGCAACGTAAATGGATCAACTGCTCAACCAGCTATATTTAATTCAACTGCTGCTGCAACAATTTCAGTGACAGGAATAATTACAGCAAGTACAGGAGCACCAGCAATATATTCTTCATTTGCTTTAACAAGTGGATATTCATCAGGTACTTATGTTAAAGTAAGTGGAAACGTAGTTAATTCAACAAACAATATGGCTATCGTAGCACCAAGAGTAACTATTGATACAAATACATCAAGTTGGTTATTTCAAATTAGTACAGGTGGAAATAGAACTTTATATGCAGCAGGTGTGGCTTTAGGAAACCCTGCAACAAATAATGTAAGACTTGGAACTGTTTATGGTGCTTCAAGTGAACTTACAGGAACGTTGATTGTACCATCTCCTTCTAATGTATTACAGGGAGTTGGAACAGATGCTACAGTGGGAACTTTATTAATGACACCTGCAGACTTCTGGAACTATTTAATATCAAGTGGTTTTACAGCAAATAGTATTGGAGATAGATTACAGAATGCAAGCACTGTAGCTACAACTGGTGGACAAATAGCAAGTTATAATATATAAATATGAAAATAAATTAATATCTTTGTAATTAAAATAAAAAAATATGAGTACATTTATAGCGTTATTGAAAACTATGTCAACTTTCTTTACAAGTTTTCCACAGATATTCTTCAAAGATTTCTTTAAACAACGCAGATACCTACATTTTTCTTTATCATTAGTTATTGTATTAGCTTCTTTTATATTTGCATACTATTTCATGTACTTTGATGGAGGACCTGTTTGGGTTTATATATTAATAGGATGGTTTGAAGCATATGCTATTAACTGGTCAAGAGAATGGTATTACAATTACAAATCTAAATATGAGATACCATTTGACTATTTAGATATATATGCAGGAGCATATGGAGGAATAGTAGCATCGATAATTTATTTACTAATAATATAACAAAACATAAAATGGCACAAGTTTCAAGACAGATAGGTTGGTCTAATGAATCAAACTTATTATATCAAATATTAAAACAGCTTAACAAATTAACATCAATCATGTTTGGGTTAAAACCTAAATATAAAGTGTATACAGCTTTATTAACACAGACTGGTGGGGATGTATTTAACGAGAAAACTCAAGGAGATTCTCTAGATTTAGGTATTACATACTTAATAAATGTTAACTCTGAAAATGCTGATTTAACAATTTTTGGTGCACCTAACAGTAATGTAGGAACTTATTTTGTTTGTACAAATGCTGGTACACTACCAGTAACTGGGAGTATATCTTTAGTATGGAATGAAGGTGCACCAATAGTTACAGTGTTAGAAAACACTATTGGGAATATATGGTTTGCATATAAATCAGCAGGTAAATATAGATGTTATTCTGATGATTTATTTACAATAAACAAAACCACTGTTTTTATAAGTGATACAGTTAATACTAAATCAAATAATAGTGTAGATCTTTTAACAATGAGAGTGCTTTGTTCTCTTGATACAAAGGCACAACCAACTTTTTTAGAGATATATACAGGAACAGCCAGTGGGTCTTATGAAGATGACATAATAACTAGTAGTACTGATTTACAATATGCTGTAACATTTGAAATAAGAGTTTATAACTAATAATATAAAAGAACAATGGCAATACCAAACAAACAAATAGGTTGGTCTCAAGAGTCTAATCTTTTATGGGAGATATCAAGACAACTTGATAGGTTAAATACTCAAATGTGTACAGGAAGCTGTCCTACTACTACAACTACTACTACTACTTTAGCACCATAAACTAATAAGTACACAAAAGTATAATATAATAAACCAACTACATTATGAAAGAATTGAAATTTATTCAGGCTTGTCCTGATGATGTTTATTACACATGGCAAGTTCATTTATGGCTTGAGAGTCTTAAAGAAATAGGGCACAGTGATAAAGCAATTAGTTTAATCTTTAGCCCTAAAGGAAGAGCTAAGAATGAAAAATGGAAACAGGTAGTTGATCTATATCCAGAAGCTGAGTTTCACTTCTATGAAGACGAAGATGATGTATCAAAACTATTAGGTATATATATACCAGTTCTCAGACCATATGTTCTTTGGAGGTTCTTTAAAGAAAATCCAATGATGAGCGCAAATGCAATGTTCTATTGTGATTCAGATATTCTCTTTACAAAAGAGTTTAACCTTGATCAGTTTTTAGAAGATGATATAAACTACCTATCAGATACAAACAGTTATATTAACGCTAAGTATTTTGATAGTAAAATACATCAAGTGCTACCAGAAAAACTAGAAGAATATAAAACAAGAGATATTCTTGGAGAGATAGCAAGTGTTGTTGGAATAAGCAGAGAAATAGCTGAAGCTAACAATGATCATTCAGGAGGAGCTCAATATTTATTAAAAAATGTAGATGCTTATTACTGGAGCAAGGTGATGAACGATTGTATTCTTATTAGAACCTATTTACAAAAAGTGAATAGAGAATTCTTTAAAGATGAAAACTCAGGGTTTCAAAGTTGGTGCGCAGATATGTGGGCTGTTCTTTGGAACTTATGGTTAAGAGATCAAGAAACAAGGGTGGTTCCTGAACTAGCATTTGCTTGGAGCACAGACCCAATTAAAAAACTAGAAACACATACAATTCTTCATAATGCAGGAATAGTGTCTGAGACAGGTAATGGATATCCAGCTTTCTATAAAGGTAAATATCACATGGGAAGTGATCCAACAAAAGATCCTAACTTAGATATGATTCTTAATAATGAACAATCAAAAAAATATTGCACATGGTTCTATGCAAGTAAACTAAATGAACTAAAAAATAAATATAAACTTAATTATTAAATAAAATGACACCAAACAAACGTGACTTAAAAGCGTATTCTCGCTTTGATGGAACTGGTAGAATCGTACCAGGAAGTACTGTACTTAGACGTAATAAACCTAAGAATGGTAATTGGAAAGAAACTCAAGCATATGAATGTTGTAATGATGTAACATTAACATTTAACATGCCTGATGTATCAATTAATGATGTTACACTGCGTCTATTTTGCAATGGTACACAGATAAACTATATGTATACACCAAGGGATTCAGCTAATGCTACAGATGTAGTTAATATATTAAATGATACATTTAACGCATTAGGTGTTTTCTCTAATCCTAGTGCTCAAATTATTCAATTAGTAATGAGTGGTGCACAAAAAACTGCATTATGTCCTGTAGGAACATTAACTTTTGATGTTGTTGCAGATTAAATAAATATACAACATGGCAACTAATAACAGACCACTAAAAGCATATGTTAGATTTGATGGTACAGGTAGAATTGTACCTAGTAGTCTTATATTACGTAAAAACAAACCTAAAGTGGGTAAATGGCAAGAGGTTCCAGCATACGAGTGCTGTAATCCTACTACCACTAGTACAACAACTGCTGCTCCTTAATTTAAAAACTAAACAACATGGCAATTAAATCATTATTTCCTCAAGATATGTTGAATTCATCATCAATGGGAAATTCATTAAACTTAGATAGCATAGCTGCTAAGCTTACACATTTTGTAGATCAATTACATTTAATACATTGGCAAACTACTAGTTATGCAGAACACCAAGCTCTTGGTGGACTATATGATAAAGTGTTTGATTACAAAGATGATATTGTAGAGAAGATTATGGGTTATACAGGCACACGTCCTAAAGCTACAAAGCATGACATGCTCAGAGATTATTCTATAGGTCTTCCTAAATCTGTTGTATTAGATCTAAAATCTTTTGCTAAAGAACTTGAAGAATATGCAGAGGCAAACAATATGCCTGATATAGAAAATATAGCACAAGGTCTTTCTGGAGATGCAGCAAAAACATTATATTTATTAACATTGTCATAAATGCAAGTAAACAAAAGATTCTTTCCTAATAGAATGCAAGACAATGATGAATTATTCATTGCTTCTTTATTAGGTGTGATAGAATCTGTTGATGAATTATGCTCTATAGAAATAACAAAGAAGCCACATGCCTATCATTTTAGAATAGCAGCAAGTCTTCCTAAGTATAACAATATGCTTATAGAAGAAATTCTTAAGTTCTGCAATATGTTCAAAATAAGAATAGATATGAGTAAGAGTATAAAAACATCAAGTGTAATAACATTTGAAATTAATTTAGAGAGTTAAAAAATATTTTTATATATTTACAATTAATTTTAAAACCAATTACATTATGGCACAGTATGATCCTAACAAGCGTTACAGTTGGGGACCTGAAGACAAATTCGAATTCAATGGAAGAGAATTTGGTCTAATTCTTAATTCTTTAAGAGCTATTCTTAATACAGAAGAAGCTACAAAGATCTTATTAGCTCAACAAGCTAATGCTGCAATTGAATCAGTTATGGCAAAAGGTGTTGAATTAGACATTGTTAAAGAAGCTGTAGAAGAAGTTTCTTCTAAAGATCTTTAAAACAAAGTCTGGTTGTAAACCATCTTTTTATGAAAACTTGCTCAAAATGTTTAATAGAAAAAGAATTATCTTGTTTTGTGAAAGATAAACGTAAAAAAGATGGTTTGCAATTTCAGTGTAAATCTTGTGATAAAAAATACAGACTTGAAACTAAAGAGCAAAAATCTAATTATGATAAAGAATATAATCAAATAAATAGATTAAAAAGATCTGAGTATGCTAAAAATTATTTTAACGACAGATTCAAAAAAGATAAAGTTTTTAAATTTTCACATATTACAAAACATCTGATATATGCTTCTTTTAAAAGAGCATGTGAAGGATCTAAAATTAAAAGTAAAAAATCAGAGATTATTTTAGGATGTTCAATAATTGATTTTATGGATTATTTAAAATCTAAATTTGACAAAGGAATGACTTTAGAAAATCATGGAGAATGGCATATAGATCATATAATACCAATATCTTTTGCTAAAACAGAAGAAGACATATTAAAATTATGTCATTATACAAATCTACAACCTCTTTGGAAAATTGATAATTTAAAAAAATCAAATAAATACCAAGAACCAGATGTAGATAATCTAAGCACTTCTCTATGAGAATATACGAGCCTAAAAATAGGATAGATGTTACAACACCCAAGGGAGATGGGGTAATATGGTTAGTGACAGATTATGGTCATGAGACTGATACCATCTATACAATTATAATAAACACTACAGGTGAGATGTGGCAATATTGTCATCGTGACATAAAGGTTAAATCAAATATTACATTTGGAAGACATATTGAAAAATAATGGCATATCTTTATAGACATATAAGACTTGATAAAAATGAAGTTTTTTACATTGGAATAGCTAATGATGATACTTATAAGAGATGTAAAATAAAAGCTAATAGAAGTACTTATTGGAAAAATATTGTAAATAAAACTTCTTATGAAGTAGAAATAATTTTAGATGATTTAACTTGGGAAGATGCTTGTTTAAAAGAGAAAGAGTTTATCGCTCTATATGGTAGAAAAGATTTAGGAAAAGGAACTCTTATAAACTTTACTGATGGTGGAGAAGGTACTCCTGGTATAAAAAGATCAGAAGATTATATATTAAAAATGTCTGAAAGACAAAAAGGTGAAAAAGGTTATTGGTTTGGAAAAAATCACTCAAAAGAAACAATACAAAAGATGAGTGATGTTAAAAAAGGTAAATCACCTTCTCAAGAAACTAGAGAAAAATTAAGACTGACTTCAACAGGAACTAGAAATCCTTGGTTTGGTAAACCTACTCCTGTAAGTAAAAAAGTAATAGATACAGATACTAATATAATATATGAATCTATTGCTGATTGTATAAAAAATACAGGCTACAAAAAATTATATGAAAAACTTTCTGGACAAAGAAAGAATAATACACCTATAAGACATTATTGTTAAACCCAATATAACATTTAAACGCTATGGCAACAATTAAAAAGGCTCAAAAAGGAGCAATGCTTAAACAAGCACCTAAATCAACAATGGAAAAAATCTCTAGTACAAAACTTAAAGATGTTCCTGAGAAAGCAAAAAATTTAGGTAAAAAATTACTTAAATCAGGAGAAGATGCAGTTAGTAATACTATTAATAAAGTAAAAAATACTACTGTAGGAGAAGCTGCTAAAGCTGCAGGTTCATTTCTTACTGGATATGATCCTGATAGAAAACCTACTAAAAAAGCAGACAAAGTATTATCTGCTATGGCTAAAAAGAATGGTGGTCCTGTTAAAAAGAAAATGAGAAATGGTGGAAGTCTAACTGGACTTAAAGCATCAAACAAAAGAGTTGGTCCTGTAGATCCTAAAGGAGCATATACAGCTGTTCAAAAGAAAGCATTAGCTGGTGCTAAAGGAAAAGCTTCTCTTACTAAAGACAAACAACTTGGAGCTACAAAAATGGCTAAGAGAGGAATGTCTGTTAAAAAGAAGTAAGTCATGAAAGCTATTAAAAAAGCTCAATCTGGTACTACAGTAAAAGATAAAACTTCTACAGGTCCTAAGAGAAATGTAGCTAAAGATATTAAAGCTGAAAGAACTACTGTAGCTAATAAAAATAAAGCTATTACAAATTCATATAATAAACAATCTACAGATTATAAAAATGAATCTAAAAAGCTTAAACAAGCTTCTTTTGATTTTAGGTATGAACAACAAATGGGTGATGCAATGGGCAGAACACCTGAAAGAAGTCAGGATCTTTCTAAATTTGCAAATAAAGAAGCAAAGACAAAAGATAGTTTATCAACTGTTTATAGTAAAAAAGCAAAAGAGTCTATTAAAAATCCTAAATACAAACCAGCATTAAAAAATGGTGGTAAAGTAACAAAAGCTAAAGATGGTAAATGGATGCAGAAAGCTGCAGCTTCTATAAAACGTAGAGGAACTGAAGGTAAATGTACACCAATCACTAAACCTGGTTGTACAGGCAAAGCTCGTACCCTTGCAAAAACATTTAAGAAGATTGCTAAATCTAATAAGAAGAAATAATCATGGCTAAAATAACTAAAGTTCCTAATGGTCCTCTTATTAAGAAGAAGGGCCCCTTTAAAGGAAGTACATTGAAAGCTGGAGGCATGATCAAACGTGCTGATGGTTCTATGTCAAGAAGAGGGTTATGGGATAATTTGAGAAGCAAAGCTGCTCAAAACAAAAAGACTGGTGCAAAGCCTAAATCTCCTACCAAAGCAATGTTAACTCAGGAGAAAAAAATAAAATCTAAAGGAAAATGATATTAGATATTAGTAATGAACATAAACAAAAATACTTTTCTCAAAAAAAGAAAGGAGGAGTTGTTTATAAAATTACTAATCAGATTGATGGTAAATTCTACATAGGAAGTACAAACAATTTGATAAAAAGATATTATACTCATATTCATGATATACGTTCTGTTAGAAATACTTGTGTAAAACTAATTAGAGCAGTTAATAAACATGGAGAAGATAACTTTACATTTGAAATTTTATGTGAATGTTCTACTGAAGAAATACTAAAGACTGAGCAAAGTTATATAGATAGTTTAAATCCTACTTATAACATTGCTAAAATTGCTGGAAGTAATCTTGGAATCAAAAGAACAGAAGAAGTCAGACTTAAAAAATCTATATCCCAAAAAGAAAATTGGAAAGATGATGACTATAGAAGTAAACATTTAGAAAATTTATCAAAGAATTGGAAAAGTGGAGCTTCTCACAAAATGGCCAAGCTTACAGAAGAACAAGTAATTGAAATTAAAAAACAATTAGCAAGTGGTCTTCTTCCTAAACAGGTAGCAGATAAACTTGAACTTAGTTACTACTCTATAAAAGATATTCATAGAGGAAAGACTTGGAAAAATATAAACATTTAAATCTAAGAAATAATGGCAACACCAGCATGGCAAAGAAAAGAAGGAAAGAATCCTTCTGGTGGTCTCAACGCTAAAGGAGTGGCTTCATATAGAAAAGCTAATCCTGGAAGCAAACTTAAAACTGCTGTTACAACAAAACCTTCTAAGTTAAAACCTGGAAGTAAAGCAGCTAATAGAAGAAAATCATTCTGTGCTAGAATGTCAGGAGTTAAAGGTCCTGCTAAGAAACCTAATGGAGAACCTACAAGAAAAACTCTTGCACTTCGCAAGTGGAATTGTTAAACAATTAAAAACATATATCATGGCAACAATGAAAAAAATGGTAGCTAAAAAAGCTCCAAAAAAATATGCAATGGGTGGATCGATGACTACCACTACAGAAACTACTAAAAAACCTAAATCATCTGGATTTAAAAAAACTCCAGAAGATATAAGATTAGAAAAAAAAAATAAGGGTCGTGCATTTGGTGTTATAATTTCTGATGAAGATGTTAGGAAACATCCTCAAGATTTTCAATATTTAATGGATTCTCCTAAATATAAAAAAATGTTAGATCCTAAAACTAATAAAAACTATCCTAAATCTAAATCTGGAAAAACTATCAGTAAAGCTAAAAATGGAACATCATTAGGAATGAAATCTGTTAAAGCTGGATTTGATAAAAACCCAGGTGTAACAAGAGCTGATATTATTACAGCTGCTACAAAAAAAGCTAAAACTGGAACTAGTGTTCCTAAAAAGAACAGTGTATCAAAAAACATTGGTAATCTTAATAAAGCTAAGTCTGGAGCTTCAATGAAAAAATGTCGTTATGGCTGCAAGTAAATCCATGACAGCTGGTAAAGCTAAGAAGAGTGGAGCACCAAGAATGGCTCCTAAAGTTGCTATCCCTAGCAAAAAGAATCCTATGTGGATGAAAGAATCTGATACAAAATCACAACGTAAATCTCCTATGCTTCCTATGAAGCAAAAGAGATTGTCAAAATAATATTCTTTGTTTTTCTTTCTTTTTTTCTAAAGAAAAAGCCTTTCTGTAATGGAAAGGCTTTTTTGATTTAATCAATGTCTTCAATTTTTGGTTGACTGCCCAATCTCATTACACGATATGTGGCTAGTTTAGAATTAGCTTTTTTATAATTACCATATAATGCTGCTTCATATATAAAATCCCAATCGTGTGTATATCTTTCACTGTGAGGTTTTAATTGTTTAATCAATTCAGTTTTTATAATAATATCACAATGACCTATACAAGATATTTGCATTATAGTATCTCTATCAGCATTTAATGGAGCAAGGTTTGAATTGTAATAAACTAAATCGTATTTTGTATTCTCTATTTCAGATAGATAATGACTAAAATGATTAGGTAAGATTATATCATCATTAGCAAAAAATACTAAATATTTACCTGTAGCATTTTCAATAGCATAATTAGTTAGTTTATATCCACATCCTCCACCATTGGTTTCAGCATTAAAATAATGAATTATGTTTCCTTTCTTTTCTTGTTCTTCTTTTATAGATTGTAGATAACCACTATCTATTAGTTTTTGAAAATCAGGACATGCGTCTCCCATTATAAATGCTTCCCATCCATTCATATCTTGATCAAGTATACACTGAATAGATCTCTTAGTTCTTTCAGGTCTACCATAACATGGAATACTTATGGTTATTCTAACGTCTTTCATTTGGGCCTAGTTCTTTAACTGGAACTCCAGCATATTTATAAAATGGTTTAAGAACAGATTTCTTACCTACAAAAGCAGATGCTCCTATCATACAACCTTCAGGTACTGTTACTTTCTGATGTATAACTGCATTTAATCCTATATTAGTTTTTTCACCAATAATACTATGACCACCTATTTTTGCACCACAACTTAATGTTACATTGTCTTTAAGTTGTGCATCATGACCAACATGAGAATGTTTCATAAGATAACAATTTTCACCAATTACTGTTTGTTTTTCAGCACCTGAATCAATAGTTACCATTCCAGTAATTCTACTTCCTCTTTTGATTAATACACCAAAATCTTGATCTTCTTTACCTTTCCATTCAGGAGGCATTCCTATTATACAATAAGGACCTATATAAACATCATCTTCTATAATGACATTTGAACCAATAACAGCTGTGGGATGAATTAAATTAGACATACTTTACCTCCATTTATATTATAGACATCATTTTTATGTTTAAGCATTTCTTCTTTGAGATGAGAAACGTTTAATTTAGTGTTTCTAGTTTCACCTATTCCACCTTTATGGCTAATATCAAAAGCAAAATTTGCACATGACACTGTCATAGGAGGATTATAATGAAAATAAGCATTGATATAACTTTCATCGTTCACTCCTGGCTCATAAGGAATTTTTTTATCTTCCAATTGCCATTCTCTAAGTGTCTTACAAAAGTCTATCACCTTTTCTTTCTTGCCACCAAAGAATGCACCATAATGATATGTGCAAGGTAAGTTAGTGTCTGCTGGTACATAAGCTTTAGACTTAGGATTTTTATCAAAACCAGCTCCATTAGCTAACCAACCTTTATTACCAAAGTGTTCTCCACCTACCAAATCTCCAATGAACCATTCTTCAGTGAAGTCTTTAGATACATTAGTATCTGCATCAAAATAGTAGAGATAATCACTATCGCAATCTGCAAGATTTATTATGTTTCTAAATTTATCATTTGTAGCATCTACCCAATTGTTATGTTGAGCAGGATGGTATTCAACATTTGCATCTTCTGATATATATGCAGAAGGATCTTCATCTGAGAAGAAGTAAAAAGTAATTTTTGCATCACCTTTATAATGATGCAAAAACTTTCTCATAAAATTCACACCTAATACAAAATATGCATTGGTTGCAAGAATTACAATACCTACTTTTTTTTGTTCCATGTTACCATTTATATATAACATCAAAAGGAGAAACTAACATAACTGTTTCTTCTTCTGATAGAGGAACTAGTGGTGCTCTTTGTAACACTGCTGGATCCACTAATACAACATCTCCTTTTTTAAGAACTGTCACTGTATCACCTACACTATGAATAGTTAGTTTATTCATTTTCTTTAACATTTCTTTTTCTAAAGCTTCTTTTGTATTTTCATCTACAATAAGTTTACTTTCTTCTTTCTTAGGTAGTTCTAAGAATATTCTATTTCCAATTAAATTTCCCATTAGTCTTTGTGTTCTGTTAGTTTATAAAATCTTTCAGCATCTTCTTTGTTAAGATAGATTTCTGATTGCACATTCTCTGTAACTCTTTTAAGTCTAGTTACTTTGTTGGTTTTAGGATTGATTTCTGGAACTTCTTTAGTTAGTTCATGAAGATCATCTAATAAGACAATAGTCTCTCCTGATTCAATAGATACAGTTCTAATGACCATATCAATGTTAAAAGAGTCTCTAAACTCTTTGTCTTCCACCTTTCTGGTGTAAAAAAATTGGTTTCTCATAATAAATTAAATTTGGTTTTTAAATATGCTATTCTTTCTTTCATAATATCATCATAATGACCTCTTGTCTTTTTATCATGACATTGTAAGCAAAGATACATAATATTTTCTTCTTCAAAAGCTAGGTGAGGGTATTTTGATTTCTCTAGCACATGATCAAACATGTACGTAAGAGGAGTGGATCCTAACCACACTCTACAAGCCTCACAAGTATGTTGTTTGTTCTCTCTCCAATAACGCATAAAAAACTGCTTCATTTCAGATGGTTGTTGGTTATGTCCATCATTATGGTCAAATTTTGACTTTTTGCTGGAAATAACAGACATTTTACTAGTTAAACCCTTACCAGATGATAAGGGTTTTCTAGGCTTACATTTAAAACAATATTCAGAATTTGCATTCTTTCCACATGTTTTACACTTCATTACGTATTTGATTGATCTGTTATAGCAAACTTTACATGGCTAGTGATAGTTCTAAAACCTGTAGGTGTTTGCTCTAATATTTCTCTTTCCTTTTCAAGGTTTCTATTAATAGCATTCTCTTCTGTAAACTTCTCTGGATAACGTGCTTCTAGTTTAGCAATGTTCACATCAAGAATTTCTCTTAAGTCCCATCCATTCATATTACATAAGTTAGCTATATACCACATAATATCCCCTATCTCTTCTTTGATGTTTACAAAGTCTAAAGGTTTCTTATATGCAATTGTCTTCTTATATACATCAGCTATTTCTGCAGCTTCTGTTTGCATACCTAACACCATGTGAAGATCATCTAGTATTGCACCATCTATCTTAACACATGTACGTGCTGCTTTCTGTTGATAATCATTAATATTCATTTGCTAAATTTTTTAATTGTTCATCTAATTCTTTAATGTTCTCATTTACTAATTCAACATGAGTTTCTGGTGTGGGTGCAACATCATCTTCCTCTTCTTCTTCCTCTACTATCCCCTTTAGTTTATTTATCACTTTAGTTTCTAGTTCTAATAGTTCTTCAAAGTTTTCTTCAAGATAGTCTTTCATCTTATCCATTCCTTGAAACTTCTCTTCTTTATAAGTGAACCATGCTCCTCCTTTTTTGATAAAGTCAAATTCTACACCATATTCAATGATTTCTCCAAGCTTATCAAAGCCATGGCCCCAAACAATATTAATCTTAGCTTGACCAAAAGGAGAAGCTAACTTGTTTTTGATTACGTCTACAGTTGTTTTGTTAAGCTCATTGATTTTGTCATTGATTTTCCATACCTTCCATCTAACATCAGCATAATACTTAATAGCTTTTCCTCCTGTAGTGGTTGTAGGTTCACCCATAGAACCAATAGCATCTCTTAATTGACTAATGATAAATAATGTACAATTGTGTATATCTAACATACCCTTCACCTTCATACAAAACTTGCTGTTGATTCTAGCCTGAAGACCAATTGTAGCATCTCCCATTTCACCTTGTAACACTGCCTTTGGTGTTGCAGCTGATTGACTGTCTATAACTATACAAGAAGTTATATCTTTCTCAATAAGAGCCAAGATCATATCATAACCTTCTTCTTGTGTTTCTGGTTGATATATAAGTAGTTTATCTATATCAACACCTAATGCTCTTGCATACTTTTTGTCAAATGAATGCTCGTAGTCAAATAACGCTGCTCTCTTTTCTGGAAAAGCTTTTTGGTATTCTGCAATTTGATGTAGCACAATTGTAGATTTTCCACTACTCTCTGGACCAAAGATTTCTACAATCTTTCCAAGTGCAGTACCACCTGTGCCCATAGCTTCGTTTAATTGTAAAGATCCTGTGTTTACAATTGTTAGTTCGTTAGGAGAAACTCTCTCCATACCATACTTTTTCTCTAATTCAGCAAGGATTAAGTCAACACCTTGCTTTTCTTCTTTCTTTTTTGCCATTGTTTAATTGTTTTAATTATTGTTTAAAGATACTAATTTTTTTTGTTATTTCCTAACCTTTTGTGGTAGGATAGACCCCATAACTTAGGGTTTATCTTTCTATGATTTGTAATATTTTTAGAGATAAAAAACCCCAGGAGAATACTCCTAGGGAATTTTAAACAATACAAAATAGAAAAAATTTATTCTTGTTCTATGACATCTTTGCCATATGGACAATTGATACAATTATTATTGCAACATTTGCCTTGTTCTGTTAAATATTTTGAAGTGAATACAACTCTACCATCTTCTAGATAATAATCTACACCTTCTATATAATCTCTATCTGCCATAATATCTATGATTTTCATAATGCTAATATACAGAATTTTTTTTATTCATCGAAGAATCAACAACAATTTCTCCCTTTTTAAATAAATATTCAACATTAGTAATGTTTAAATGAAACATCTGTGAGATTTCTAAAGCTGTTAGTGTAGGGAATCTCTCTTTGTATTCAAATATCAGAAGTTTAGTTTTAGTTGTCATTATTTCTAATTTGTTTTAGTATTGTACTTTCATCTTCATATACATATCTATATTTAGAATCTTTGTATTCATCTAGTATAAAAGCATTATCATATTTAGTAAGTCTTCTAAAGAATATACCTTTATCATTGTTTGTTTCTACAGCTAGAATCAATCTGCTATCATCATATCCACAAACTACACCAGAATAATTAGGGTGTACAACTAGTGTCTTCTCATATTGATCAAATAACCTGCGCATCTTCTATAATTTTTAGTCTGCGTTCTATTTCATACTCCACTTTAAGAATGAAATTAATCTTTTCTTCAAGCTCTTGACTAAGAATTCTACCAGCAAATGGTAAAAGTATTTCAAGATTGGTATACACTTTAGCAAGCCCAAACTTTGTATAGATTTGAGAATATTTAAATCCTGGTATCTGAACAAGATCTGTAAACACTTCATCTACATAACGTAGCACTGCAGGAATTTCAAATGTCATTCCAATTTGGTCCTCTTCTAAATACTCTTTGTATTTTTCATTAAATTCTTTTGATTTCATAATTTTTATTTTTTAGGGAGACAAATGTAATTCATCTCCCTGATTATTCCTAATTATTCTTCTAATGCTGGTAATTCAATTGGCTTTAGCTTGTCTTCTAAAAGCTCAAAAGCTTTTTCTACAGCAACTAATTCAGCTTCTTTTCTAGTTTTATATTGATCTCCAATAGTATTTGGCTTAACTTCACCATTACCTGTATGAATTGCAGCTGAAAATCTAACTCCTTCAGGACTTGAGAATATCATAAAATAAATTATAATATTATTCTCATCAAACACATCAAACAATGTTCTTGGTTGTACATCTATTAATGTAGCAAGTCTTTCGTTTGTTACACCTTCCTGCTTCATCATGTCTTTGAATTCTTCAGGAACAGTTTCATCATCAAAAGACTTTATCATTTGTTCAAAGAACCAACTTCTTACCACCTCTGTTGTAAGAGGATGTTTTTCTAATAATTCATTTGTTTTCATAAATTTATTTCTTTAGTTAATTCTATATATGCCTTACTCCACCAATCTCTTTCAAAATCATATTCTGAAAGGAGATTTATGTCTCTAGTGGCATTATATTTAATCTCGTACATGAGGCTTGCAATCTCACAAAAAGTTGCTGTCTTCTCCATACTGAATTCATTTAAGATTTTATTTAATATATCTTCGTTATACATATTCTTTTAATTTATTAATGTTTAATATTTCACTTTCTTCATCCCAACCTTCCCAAACTTCTTGATCTTTGTCAAAACTAACTCCAAGTTTTTCTTCCCAGAATTCTACAAGATCACTTGTCTTTCTAAATATTCTAATCTGCAAAGATATTTCATCTCTTTGTCTTCCCTGTGTACTAATTTTTACAGATTTAGGGAACAGGTCTTGAAACGACTTTGATGTCTTAGAATATTTACCAGCTTTAACTAACATAAAATCAGATTTAAATCTTATGTTGAGTTTATACACTACAACAACATATCCATCTTCATAATCATAGTCTTCAACTACATCTTTAGTTCTTTCATATTCGTCATCTAAGAATTCTCTAAATCTATCTAGATTATCAGGTTTAAAGAGGAGATAGATGCAGTCTTTGTATGCTACATCTTGATTCTCATCTTTAATATAACCATTGATGAATCCATTATTCTTTAGACAATCTTTAGGAACCTTTAATGTGGGAACCATAAATATAGATGTTATGGTCTTTTTTATTTCCATTATACTCCTTTAATATTAATTATACCATTTGATTCATAATTCTTTCTGCTCATATTCCAAACATTATTTTCTGTAGCCCATTTAAGATCTTCTATGATTTGTTTCACACCTGGATATGTTCTACCCTTGTGTTCAAATCCAAGATAACATTCTTTCATATCTTCATCAGACAATGTGTATATTAATGGATTCATATAATTTGTGCTGTCACAAACCAAGAATTGTATATTCTCTACATGATATCCATATAATTCACTCTGCTTATCTCCCATAGTTAGAGTTAAAATTGCTCTATAATAAAGGAATGCTTGAATATAAGCTCTTCTGTAAAGATAATACTCTTCGTAGAAATTTTCAACAGTCCAAGTACATTTTAAATCAATTGGTGTAATTTTTCTTTCTTGATGATCAATTATCACTTTATCTAACATACTCTTAAACAAATGACCATCTACACTAAATCCTTCAATCTTTAATTGATTCAACACTGTATAACGAGGACTATCTACTTGATTAACTATTTGACTAGTAACAGAATTAATTTTTAATTCTTCTACAATCTTCTCAGCCCAGCTAATGTCAGTAACAGTTACAACAGTTAAGTTTTTACTTCTAATAGTCTTTATTTCATTGTAATACACTTCAGCATCACTTCCTATAAATTTACCTAGTACAGCTTCGTATTTAAGCTTGTAACCACTTTCTACGTGAGCATCTCTAGAGATTTCTTCAAACGTTCTGCTTACATTACCATAATCATCTGTAGCCATCATTGTGAATCTATATAATGCTTCAACAAAATCTAGCATCATGGCTGTTGGTGGATTAGAACATGCAGATAAATAAAACTTATTATCAAACTCTTCTGGTTCCAATAACAAGCAATCAACAATCTTACCCATATTAATAGCTTGATTCTCTTTTTCTTGTACATCTTCACCAAGAATATATTTTCTATAATATTTCTTTCTATCAAGACTAAAGTCTTTTAGTGAACTTGAGCTATCAATCATCTTAGCTCTATAATTTGCTTCTGTTTTTGTTTTTCCTGTTATCATAATGTTTGTTTAAAAGCTTCAATAATTTGAGGATAGAGTGCCCTCACCTCCCTTGGTACTCTGCTAAAGAACCATCTCACTTCACATTCATATTCTTCTCCATTAGTGTCTAGTCCTTGTGGATGTATCAACCAGAAGTAATGTTTCTTCTCATTGTGTTCCACAAACCCTTCACGCCATACTTCTTGAAAGCTTGGCTCTTTGTTAATTGTTATTTGTCCCATTGTTTAAATTCTAATTAATGTTCCATCCCATTTTTGATCATTGAGATATAATTGTTTTTTTAAACTTCTTACATGTACACCAGGAATACCATTTAGTCTTTCTCTTGTTGTAGGTGTATTCCAACCACACGTTTTTATTTCTATAGATCCATCATCATGTTTAATAGCTATAGTGTTACTAAAAAGAATAAGGAGAGTGCTAAACTCTCCTTTACATACTTCTGTGTTACGCTTTTTGAATCTTTTACCATCCATAAAAGCTTTAATTGATTCTTCAGTTATCTTTCTCATAACTCTATTTGCTCAGGTTTCCATAGATAATTTATCAACACATAGTCTTTTCCATATTTACTCTTTTGTATTGGAGATACATTTCCTACACGCTCAGTTCTCAATTGTTCAGGAGTTAATGTCATTTTTTCTCCTTCATAGAAAATATCCATGTTTTCATTTTTTCTAATACATTCTTGCACTTCATAATCACGAACTGATGCAAGATGTCCATTGTGTAATCTTTTAATTTCTTTTCTCATTTTATTTTAATATTAATGTTGATACTAATAATCCAATAGCACTACCAAAGGCAGCACCAGTTGCATAAGTTATTCTATCTATCAGTGTTCCAAATGCCACCTTCTTTACATTCCAACTCCATATAAATGAAATCATAAAGGCACAAAAGAATACACCCAAATAGAATATCTTACTGAGGAAGTAAGTGTTGATTGCTACAAAAAACACTTGTATAAATCCTGTTATAAATAACTTTATCGAATCTCTCATTAGAATCTTCCTCTCTCTCCTGGATGTAATACAGTGGTGAAGTCTGATTGCCAGAATTCTTTACTGTCTATATCCATAATAGTTAATTGTCCATTCCATCCAGCACCTGTATCCATGTTCCATAGATTACCAAACTGCTTTGGTTCTCCATTCATTGCTGTATGTCCAATATAGATCTCTTTGAATTGCTCAAGAGCTTTAAACTTACCTGGTCGATTCTTATCACCAAATGCTGAACGAGCACCTTCTAATAAGCTTCTATCCCAGTGACATTCTTTAGCAATGCTTCCTGCATTAACAGGTAGTTCTGCACCACGTGGAAAACCTTCCATATAATCCCAACCACCATGGATGAACAAACGATTCTCATCATCAATGTGATAATCAATTTGATTGTTCCAGAATTCTCTATGAGACTCTTCAGTTAGTTGTCCTGTACGTACATATGCACTCATAGTGGCTCTGCCACCTTGTTCTGCCCAAATAATTGGAGTTCTTCCATATTTAAACCAGTCATAGCACCACACATCATGATTACCACGTATGGAAATCAGATTCTTTATAGACAACAATGTGTCTACACATTCAGGAACTTCATCCCATCCATCAGCTATATCTCCTAGAGAGATGAGTAGGTCTGACTCTTTGTCAAACCCACTTTTCTCTAACACTTGGAGAAGAGCTTTATTGGATCCATGAATGTCCCCAATTACAAACTTCTTCATATAATGTTTTCTTTAATTAATATTTCTTTCACTTTCTCTACAAGATCTTCTATAGATTCATCATTGACTATTTCATAATGCATTATGAATCCATCAAGAGCTGTTTCACTAGGATGTGTTCCAGTTAATGTTCTTCCAGGTCTTACCACTTTAATGGTGATACCACCTTTGTCTACAACAGCTTTTAATTCATTCTCAAATCTCATGTCTGTAATAATCCAGTTAGGAAAACAGTTACAATCACTACATATAGAACTAGTATAATTGCCTCCTGTTTGTAACATTTTAGATTCAAATTTGTTACAAATAGGTTTATAATCTGAAAATAAGGCATTGCACCACACATTAGTATGTAAGTTATCACGCAGTGCTTCTGTGCCAAGTCTTTGAAGAAACTCTCTTACAGTGTTTTCTCCATCATGTTTTACAAAGTCTGGACCAGAGAAAGGAATATTATAAGGAGAGTTCCACTCTTTACTTAAAAATGTTTTCTTAAACTCTTGGTCTTCAAATTTCTCTACAGGAATACCTGTAAGTAAAGAAGCTATTTGTTTTAGCTTCCCTGCAAACTTTTTAATTTTCCAATTAAAATCTCTTCCATTTAAATCATCACTATCTAACCATTCTTCTAATGTTGTAATTTTTTTAACTTCTTCATTAGCTGTTAAATACTGAATGATTTTACCAATAGTGTCCTTTCCAGAACCTATTTTGCCATTTATACCTATTATCATATTTTCTTTTTAGATTGTTTTTCTTTTAATGTTTTTGCATCATGACATTTAGAGCAAATGCATTGTAAATTATTTTCTTCACAAAAAAGATTTTCTACAAATAATGGTAAATCATTTGCACAAGTAAGAGTTCCCACAGGATTTATATGATCTACACTAACTTCTTTTTCAGGAAAATATCCTTTACATATATTACATTTATACTCAAACTTCTGACGTTTGTTAATTCCTTTATAAGGTCTTTTAGCATTTAATTTACATTGTCTTATAGGCAACCACACCATAGTACGTCTTCTTAGAGAACTTCTTATGAATGACCAGAACGCGCTTTCACTTAATGTTCCAGCATTTCTTGTTTTTTCTACTCTAGATTTTTTTATCACTTTCTTTGCCATAATTATTTTAATTAAATTATTAGCCCCAAATATAATAAATTCAGGGCTAATAATTAATTTAGTTAGTCAATTGTAACAATACGATTGCTAATCTCTTTCTTCATTTCTTCTAATGAACCAACTATCTTTTTCAATTCTTCAGAAGATAATGTTGGAAGATTAAATTCATGTTTGCTAGCTTCAGATACAAATCCTAATTGAGCTTTTTCTGTTAGAGATTGCAATTCGCGAATTGCATATTGCTCATCTAGCTGCAAGAAATCAAAGCTTCTGTCATTCATGATCTGATCTGCTTCTTCAACAGTGGTTAGCATGAATGGAAGATATTCCCAACATCTACCTTTCTCTGTACCAATACCCACAACCTTCATAGGATTATGAAGAGTCATAACAGTGGTATCACCACAAAGAACATAAGGAGCTGTATAACCTGCAAAGTGAAGACCAGCTGTAGCACAATCTTGTGTACTCCAGTTACAATCTTCCATAGGCATATTTACAACTTGTCCAATACGAATGTCAAATGTTTTAGTCCAGTTGTCAGTGAATCTATTCTCTTCTCTATTAGGAAGATCTAGATATAACTCTGTCAAGCCACCTATTCTTTGACCATGATTTACAGGCCATTCTTCAGTTGTGGTATACTCTTCCACTTCACCTGTAGCATTACAATTTGCACAATCTATCCAGTTATTATCATCTTCCCATTCTTCATCATACCATCCACCATCACCTAAACAATCAGGACATGTTGTAGATGTATGAGTTTCTGTTCTAGTTAGTTTGTCAGCATGTACAAGTTTGTATTCTCCATCTTCTAAGAATACAGTGTAATCATCTGGATTCTTTTTCCATACAGCTTTCACCTTGTTGTAAGCATTGCTCACAAAATATACAAGCTCAGGAGAACCATGAAGCGTTACAACATTACGAAGAGCTACAAAGAATCCTTGTTTAGTAATCTTAAAGCTATTCTCACTTAAGAATCTATACAATTCATTAGCCACTTCAGCTCTTGGATTTAAACAACACCACATAAAGAATCTCTTAAGAGATATATACTCTTCATCTCTATCTAAAATAAATAAAAAGTCATCTTCTGTAGTGTTAGTTTTAACTCTATCTACCACTTCAATAAACTTCTCAACAAGTAATTGAGGAAGAGTTCTAGATGTTCCTGCTAGATATACAGAACTTCCTTTTACATCAAAGTCTGGAAGATCTGCAAGTAGTTTAATTCCTTTCTTTAGAGCTTGCATCTTCTTAATTTCAGCATCATGTGCTATTCTTTCTTCAGACACTTTAGCTGTTGAAATAACAGTGAAGATGTCATCAAATGATTTAGCATCAAGTATTGCATAATAATCTTCTTCTGTAGCTTCTGATTTACTCAATACATTACCATTGCTCATAACAACAGTGAGAGTATCATTTACTAATTTAAGGTTTTTGTATAATGGACCTTCTTGTTGAACATTTGTTTCTTCTTCTATTAAACTTTCCAACTTTTTGGAAATTACATTTTCAATTGCTCTTTCTGCAGAGTTTTTGAACCATTCTAAGGACATAAATTTGTTTTTCATTTTTCTATTTATTTAATTGTTAATATGTTAAGTTACAAAAAAACAGGGAGACTACCAAATCTCCCTGTGTTAAATTAATTTGCCAATTCATCGATTAGCTCTTCTGTTAATTCTGATGCTATTTCTTCATCAAGCTTTAAGTTATATCTATCAAGATCTACTTTAAACTTGTAATACTTCATAAGATCTACAATAGAATCAATCACTTCTATATTACTAGCATAACCTCCTGTATAAGCCATTAGTGCATTTAAGAAAGGAAGTTTTTCAAATACATCTTTCATTTCATTATATACATGATAAATTTCATGATCAAACAAGTTGTGCTCTTCAGCAACAGTTAGCATTGCTGCAAACACTTCATAACTAGAATGTGTATAGTTACGTTTTTGATATACATCTAATAATTCAAGTTTATCATAAAGATTTGTACATACACCTTTCAATTTATGCATGTTGTTAAATGTATTTTTGTATTTGTATACAAGATTGTAAATTAAATGAGCTGTAATTATTCTTTTAAATGTTTTAGTCTCTCCTTCCATAAATTTGTCATAAGTAATTAAATTGTGAATCTCTAAGTCTTTTAGTATGTTCATTTCTCTAGATGAGAAAGTCATGATTTTAACTGGTTGTTTAGCCATGATTTCATACAATGGATCTAATTTTAGATAGTCATCATGATGAGCATATATAATCAAATTCTTTTCTCTAGGAACTTCATTCAATTTCTTTGTTACAGGAACAAACTTACATTTTCTACCATCATTGTATCTTTCTAGATCTACACCTATCTTACCTACAATTTCTCCTTGTAGTTTAATGATACGCTTACCATTATCATCCACTCTTGTAGTTGACATTCCTTTGGTTCTCACAGTCTTACGAGCATCAAGCCAAGATTTAGGAATAACAACATCATCAAGATTTTGCATCTTACTAATAAACATGTTTTGAATAGATTGAAACTCTGTAATTCTCTGTCTCCATTCAGTCTTTGGATGTAAGCCAAGATTAAGAATCTCAAAATATGTAGTCATTCCTGTAGAAGATCTATCTCCTAGTTTGTATTCTGCCTTTTTCTTAACAAAATTGTATGTAGGACTTCCCCAAGATTTTGTAGCAAGAGTTTCTCTCATGTATACACGCTTGTTTGATCCAAGAACTCCTGTAAACAAATAACATTTATCTCCAGCATTAGAAGCTGTAAGTTTCTTATTCCAATAGTTCTTAGCTTCTCTCATCTTATCTCTTTCTAGAAAATACATAACCTCGTATTCTCCAAAAATATAATCTCTATTCTTATGTAGAAGTTTCAAATCAAGAAGTTCAATTCCATCAACCTTTGGTTCTTTAATTTTCAACACAGAGAATTTCAAAAGATTCTCTATTTCCCAATTACCATTACCAATAATGTTAACTGTTTTAGTATAATTAGAATAATAATCAAATACAGTGTTGATGTCTGCAGAACTTGTAATTGAATCATTGTATTTCTCAATCATATAATCTGCAAGCTTTGCTATTTTATCAAGAATGATTTGTTTAGATTCTTGTGTATAACGCAAAGATTCTCTATTAGGCGTAGGAAACAACCCATCAGTTAAAGAAAACTTAAGACCAATAGGAATCTTTATTCTATCTATACCAAGCTTAATAAAATCTAAAGGATAGTAAACATTGTCTAGACAGATATGTAATTCATTTTCTTTAGATAGTTCTGAGAATTGGAATATATCATTTCTATGGATTAGGAAATCATTATTGATTCCTTCTACATTGAAATAAACATTCTCAAAATAAGCAAGCTGCTCATTTATCTTATTGATGAAATCACTTCTATCTTGCCATTTAACAGGAACAATCACTTTAACACCATTACTCTCTGTTGTTGATTGTTCATATAATAGATCAATTGTATTTACATCTTCTCCTTCATACATCATATACTTACGTTCTATTCCATCTTTTCTACATACAAAATAGAAACTAGATGAATAAGCAAGAGGGGCCTTGAAACCAAGACCCATCATACCTAATTCTGTGTTACTATCTCGCTTGGTAGACTTACCATATTTACTAATGATGTTCTTTACATCATCAGCATCAAGGCCAATACCAAAATCTTCTACTGAAAACTCATAGTTATCACTATCGTTTCTACTAAATGATACTACTATGGGTTTATCTACACCAACTCTTCTATGACTATCTAGAGCATTACTTGCGCATTCTCTAATAGTTGAGCCTATTGAATCTGAATATAGATTCTTACTTAACATCTGCATCAATATTTGTGCAGAATCTAAGTCTAGTGACATTCCAATTGAATCTTGTGATTCTCCTTGTTGTAAAATGTTTGCTTCTTTTTGTTTTTCTAAAATCATTGTTCTAAGTTTTAATTGTTATTTTCTCTTTTTACTAAAAATATATCTCTACCTGCTAAATTCTGATACATTACATCATTATGTTTTGTAACATCTTGCTCAAAGCTATTGACTAACCAAGACCAATTACCCTTACCTCTCTGGTCTCTTCTAAGACTCACTTTGAATGTAGTGCTGTCCACTTTTTTAGGAACAGTTAACACTTTTAAATATTTCAAATCACTGTGTGCTGAGATGATGATTTCATCTCCCACTTCTACTTCACTAAATTGTATTAATCTATTTTCCATTATATCTCTCTTTTAACTAACCATATCTTTTTAAAATTCAAATCAAATTTCTCAACAGGACTATTGTCTTCAGGAGCTTTTATATTATATTCCTTAATATCATATGTATATGGAATATATTTACCTGTTTTACGATCATACTTAGTTCCTTGTTTAGGAGTGGATGTTATATTCACTTGACATCTTACAGATACATATCTATCCACTCCTTGCATCCATGAATATCCCACTTTACTCTTTCTAGGAGTCTCCATCACTTTTAAGTATTTACCTTGTTGTGTAAGTGTTAGGATTTCATCTCCTGGTTGTAATTCTTCAATTGTAATTTCTCTATTTTCCATTGTTTTTAATTGTTAAAAGGGCATACCATCAAGCCACGCAATTGTGTCATTATGATTTTCCCATATTATTTTATTTAATTTACCAAATGTTCCTTCTGTATCCCAATCCATTCCTCTATAACTTGCAGAGGCTGGATGACTGACAATAAATTGCCACGTAAAAGGAGCACAATACTTCTTATACTTAGCTGCTTCTTTACCAAAATAAACTGTTGGAACATTTGTTTCATTAATTACATTTTCATATAAATATTTAATAAATGGTTCCCAGACATCTAAATGACTGCCTGCTTTGTTTATTTCTGTTGTAAGAGCTGCATTAAGCATCAATACGCCTTGATGAGCTAGATATTCCACATTTGGATTTCTCCACCAATCAAGGTTTAATCCATTATATAGTTCTGTTTCTATTCCATAATAGAATTGATCTAATGTTGGTTGTAGTTTTCCTGTTACAGAACAGCCCATTAATAAGCCATCAGCTACAGGACTTCCATTATATAGATTGTGATAAGGACATAGGCCCATAAGAACAACTTTCAATTCATCTAGAGGAGTTTCTTTAAAACATCTCCAGACATTTGGAGAAAGAGGAGCAATTGTCTTGCCCCTCTTACTATCAAATTTCAATCGTTCATATATTTTATCACAATCTTCACTTTCTATGAATGGCCTGAGTTTATCATGCCAGCTTTCATGAATCTTGTCTTTAAACGATTCCCATTTCATTCTTCTAATAAGTCATTAATTGATTGTTTACATAATTCTATTTCGTGTGTAGGTGATCCTCCTTCTTCTATCTCACTATGACATAGAGAAACAAAGTCCCATATCTCTTCAAACTTATCTGGATGAGAATTTTTTAATCCTCTAGCCCATTGTACAAGCTCTTCCATTATACAGGGAATAATTCTAATTGATTAACAGGTTGCAAAACAATTTCTTGTTTCTTGCTAACAATACCAGAAGCTTCAACAAAGAAACTATGTGCATCTATATGATTATTCATCCATAAGCTTGGGTGCACTTCTTTCATACTAAATGTAGTGAATTGATATAGTTCCCATAAGCTATTAGCTGCTCCATAATCATGTGTTGGTTTCTCCAATTCTCTTTTGATAATGTTCAATTGTGTAGATTCAATGAACTGTTCTTCAATAATCATACGTCCAATTAACTCAGCCTGAACTCTTCTATCTAATTCAATAGTTTTCATAACCTCTCTTTCTTTCTGCATATTTTGAAATGCTTCTCCTGCTCTTTTAATATACTCTGTAATAGCTTGTGGTGTGAATGTTTGGATTTCTCCTTGATGTTTCTTTTTGAAAGCACCATAATCACCACTCACACAACCATTCTCACATATAAATATTCTAGTTCCAATAGCAAATTTTAGCGATAATGATTTATCATAGCTATTCTGCCATCCTATTTGCAATTGCATCTCATTATCAGCTACATTTCTAATAGCAAATTTACCATTAGCAACATTGCCATTTCTTGCAGATGAATATATTTCTGTTTGTAATTCAAAACCTGCTTGATGAATACTCTCAAGTGTTAGGTCCATTAGTTGTGCATGACTCACTGGTTTGTAAGTGCGTGTTTGTTCAGGAAGTGGTGCAGCTAGCAACATTCCTTTTGTTGTTCCATAAGTTGTTTCCATAATTTATAATCCTAATTTTAAAAGTTTTTCGTGTAATATTGGTTTTTCTTCATCTGAAATACTGTCAAAATATTCCATTAGTTCATTGAATCCATAATAGTATTTTCTAAGCTTTTCAGTAGCTATTTGAATACCATATCCTTCGTGTTGTTCTTTAGAGTTACCAAAATCAATTAACTCTTGGGCTCTTTCTTCTAATTCATCTACAATATTTGACATAGTCTAGTTTAATGTTAATGATATTCTTCTTCCAAAGAATTTTGTTAATATTCCTTCTAAGTTTTCAATGCTTATGCATTCCACTTCTAAACTAAAATCTGTAGTTTCTAAAAATTCAATGTTTTCTTTAATCTGTTCTTCGAGTCTTTCTAACTCATCATCTGTTGTTCTCATATTATTTAATATTGTAATAATTAGCTAAATAATTTACTACTTCTGGTATATGTTTTTTATAACCTGATTGGTTATCCATACACCACTCTTTTAATTGTTTTTTGTTTGTAAATGGTTTTTGCCAAGAATTACCTGCCATAATCATATTACATACTGGTTGTAAGTCAGCAACAAAATCTTTAACTGTCCAACCTTCCCAAATGTGTTTGTCTAAGTTCATAATAGTTTTTTCTTTTTTAATATTTGTTCTAGTTTATTCATTCCATAATCTTTTGCAAGGTCTGCAAAATCCTTAATACCATCTGATAGATATGTTCTAGGTACATTTAGATATTCAAATCCAAATAGTTTTGTTATCTCCTGTGAGTTCTTTACACCTGTTGGATCAGAATCAAATGCTAATATCTGTCTTGGGGAATGTGTTTTAAATAATTCTACATTCTCTTGAGAGAAGCATGCTATTCCTTCATTCTGAACTGATGTACAGTTTGGATATAGTTTCTTCATCACCATATAATCCTTCTTACTCTTATTAATGATTAATGGAGTGTCTGAAGGACTAATGTTTCCATCAATAGCTGTAATAGGAACATTGTTAGGAACCCATTTCCATTTAGCTTCAACAAAAGGTCTATATATCTTCCAATGGCCATCATATAGATAACCAAATCTAAGATCAGAGTCTTTAAGACTAAACTTCTGCTTGTTTAAATAAACATCTTTAATAGCATATATATTGTTATCTTTAAGATCTTGTATGTCCTGATGATATAGATTCCAATATGCAAGTTCATCATTGTTAAACTTTCTTGTTGACACTTGAATTAGTGAATACTTCTTACCAATTTCTTCAGGCTGTTTATATGATTCTGTAATCACCTTGTAATTACCAACCACTCCTGTTGATATACCAAGACCAAAGTCTCTATCAATCATTTTTAAGACATCACCAAAATTGGATATGTTATATAACATCTGTACGAAATTAAAACAGTTACCTCTTTTAGTTGCATCTGCAAAATCTATAAAACTTACATTGCCATGTTTAGTTCCTATAATGAAAGAAGGATTGTCATCTTTTCTAAAAGGGCTATTAGTAGCTACATTCAATTTCCATTTTCTATTACTCATATAAAACCTAAATATGTCATATTCTGATATTTTACTAAGAATAGCTTCTGTACTTAATTTTACTTTTCTTTCTCCTTGTATAGCCATAATTTAAATTAAAAACCCTCTACATTTCTGCAGAGGGCTTTCTTTAATTAATATTAACAATTAATAATCATCACCATCTTCTGAAATGAATTTGTCTGATGCAACTAAGTTGTCATCTGGATTATAATCCTGTATGTCTTTGAATGTATAATAGTCTTTACAACCATATTCTCCAACTACATTAACAACAAATCTTTCATGTGGTTTCAAATCTTTAGACTTTTTGTTAGTCAATTGTTTCAACACATCTTTGTTAGAATAATCAATCAATCTAAAATTCTTCAAAGAATATGCAGGAAAGAATGCTTTGTTGTAAACACCTTGGTATTCTTTAGACTCACCATCTTTCTCTTTAACTATAACAATAGCCATAGCACCAACATTACCACACCATTCTCCATTGATTTGATCTTTAAGATCTTTAACATTACCCTTCATTAGTTTCTTCCAATCAAGTTGTAATGTTGTATCAGCATGACGATAGTCAAGTTCACTTAACCAACCACGCATGAAATTATAAAGATCTTCTTCACCTACATATGCTTGTCTATAATCTCTTCCAATAAACCATTCTGGTAAATTACTAGGATCATCAGCCCAAGAACATGTACCAATTTCATTGATGTACTGTTGCTTTGTACCATCTTTATTCTCACGTTCTTTATTCTCTAAGAAGAACGACACTTTAAATTTGTCTTGATTCTTAACTTCTTCAAGCCAAAAATCAATTCTTAAGACAGTGTTGCCATCTCTTTCATTGAGATATTCTGCAGCTTTGCTGTCTTCTTTAATATCCATACCTAGAACATCTTTAAATTGTTCAATGGTTGGATTAATGGCTATCACTTTAGCCTCAAATAATCCCACTTTCTTTGCAAAGTCACTTGATCCTGTACTTTCTCTTTTACTTCCTCCAATTGCGCTCATTTTTGTTTATTTAATTTAGTT